CAATTTTGACATCAATGAGGATGGTGTCATTCTTAATTGGTATAATCCCGAAAGTATCAAAGATATGATCGAAGAATATCTAAACGAAAACTCATGAAAAATCTGTATCTTATCCGACATGGCCAAAGCGTCGCGAATGTCGATCCTTCGCATTACTTCACTCAGCATGATCATCTGATTAGTCTTACTGACCTTGGGCGCGAACAGGCAAAGGAGGCGGGCAAGCGAGTATCTTACTTGGTGCAGAACCGTCCATTCACGATTGTTCATTCTCCATTTGTGCGTGCGTCTGAAACGGCGTCGATCATTGACAAGCAATGTATTCTTGACGGGAAGTATGCAGCGATCCATGAATCTCCTCTGTTGTATGAACGCAGCTGGGGTAACCTACGTGAAATTGTCGACAGCCCTGAATTGGATGCTAACATGCATTTCAATTTCTTCTATCGACCTGTAAGCGGCGAAAGCTTTGCAGATACGTATGTTCGCGTTGTGACCTTCTTGCAAGAAGTTCGTATTGGGCGATATCCGCATGATGACATTGTGATTGTTGCTCATGGTGAATGGATTCGTTTAGCAATGATGTATTTGCGTAGTCAATCAGTAGATTACTTTAATCGCTATCATACAAATCCTGAAAATTGTAAGGTTATCCTAGAACAACTATGATCATTTTGTCAAATTATTACAAATAATGTTGTTTACATTTTCCAGGAATCTGTTTATAATACTGTTGTATGGATACCGATAAGATCATTAACTCTGACGTTTTGGAATTTTCCACTCGTGCGCATGCCGGACAAACCCGAAAGTTTACGGGCACGCCTTACATCACGCATCCAATTGCGGTTGCATCAATTGCAAAGGATATTGTTGATAGTGATTGGATTGACAATTCACTGCTTGAGAAGGTTGCATTGCTTCACGATGTTCTTGAAGATACTGATGTTACATATGAAGAATTGCTTGAGGTATTTGGAGGAGAAGTCGCGGGCTGTGTTCGGATTTTGACTAAGATTCCAAGTGAAACTTATCTGCAAGCAATCTTGCGTGCGAAAAAGAATCCAATCACTCGCATTGTAAAGTATGCAGACAATGTGCATAACAGCTCAGATCTTAAGCCGGGTTGTCTAAAGGACAAGTACGAGATGTCAATGTACATTCTTTCAGACGGACACTAATTTGATTTACATACAACCATAATCCATTTATAATAACAATATGAAAAACAATATTGAACTTACGCGCGATTCACTCCTACAGTCTCTCGGACAAGATGTATGTGAAGTGATCTTTACTAAAAAGGATGGCGGTGAACGCCTTATGCGTTGCACTCGCGATTTGAAACGAGCCATCAATGCTCCGATTCCGAAGAATGAAAACTTCGTTGATGACAATCCTGACGTGATTCGCGCATATGATCTTGAGGCTGAAGGATGGCGTTCATTCATCATCGCTAATGTTAAGAGCGCAACCGTATTTGCATAATGGATCAGTGGAGTCAAAATTTTGCGCTTGCTCGTCTCGTCGGATTAAATCCTGATGAATTCACGGGTAAGTGGATTGGAATTGGGTCTAACTTCCATGGGTATGATGATAAAAAACGTCTTGTCATCATACATGACTTCTACAATAGCCTTGATGAATTGCGATGGGTTGATGACGCATACGGCAATTCAGAAATCGCTCCATCCGATGTTTTTTCTCCAATTGAGATGACAGTTATGTTTCTTTCTTGTCGTCCTCATATGCGAACCGAGGCAATCCTAAAATCACTTGACCTTTGGGTAGAGAAGTAATATGATATCCGAAACAATTAACACTGAGATCAATAATCACTGTGGTACAATTCAATTGGATTATTACCATAGTCTTGACGCGATGCACATGGCTGAGAAGACATTGTCACCGCGCGTGTGGCTAACATATATCGACAATCTAAATGCAGTTGTTGGTGATTATGAAAGACCTAAAGGTGTTCAACATTCCGAATCATATCAAAAGGCACATGCATTCTACAAAACAATAACAGAATATGGCAAATCTCTTTAACAAGTCAGGTAAGGTTCATGCACCTGACTTTAAGTACACCGGCGAAGAACCCGATTGGCACAATTGGGAAAAGTGGACAGTAGAAAAGTTCTACCAAGTTCAAAGCAAAGCTTTACGTTTTTACAATTACTATCTTGATAGCAATGCATTTAAGCCTATCGTTTTGTCATGGATGAAGAAGAATGGATATACCAAAGATGAGATGTCTCTAATTAAAGATTCAGCTCCATGGTATCTTCCGACAACAGTAGGTAAGCTTATTCGTATGATGGACGTGGGTATGCCAAGTATTCACCCGCAGGCTGAAGAATACTTTGAAGGTCTGTTGAGATATGACGAAGACGTACCGTTAAAGCCAAAGGATTCTATCGAAGCGGTAGATAGTTATATACGAAAAGCTCTTAAGACGATTAACGCTGACACACAAACTCCAGCGGTCGCACTGATAAAACAGGACGAAAAAAAGAAGATCACGCCACTGGATCGCATTCGTGAACGTGTTCAAAAAGATATTTTAATTTATTTAGATGAACTGAATGATAGCTGGACCGATACTTCAAAAGCGGTTGCATCTCTTAACTTAGGTAATATGTTAAGAGATCATAAGATCCCTGCGCAAGGTCTAGGCGACATCATCAAATGGATTGAGCGCAACCTCGAAGAATATCGAGGCGCATACGAAAAGACTGATCCCCAATTGGTTGAAGGATATTCATACATGTCTAAGCCAAACCTACGTAAGATCGTTTCGATATTAGAGACTTTTAAAGCTGACGTTGAATCGCATGGCAAGATCAAAAATGCAATGCGTAAGCCGCGAACTAAGAAGCCTAAGGCTGCCGATAAGCAAGTGCAACGTCTTAAGTATCAGTCTAACTCCGCAGAATATGCACTTGAGAGTGTTTCACCGTCGCGTATCCCATACGCCCAACGTCTATACATATTCAATACCAAGACTCGACAAATTGGTGTTTACTATGCAAGCGGTAACAATGGATTTGAAGTTAAAGGTACATCACTTAAAGGATTTGATGATGCGCTTAGCTTCCATGCCACATTGCGCAAGCCAAAGGATATTCTTACTGGTGTACTATCGTCGACTCTGAAGAAGCTTGATAAAATCTTTGATGGAGTTAAGATCACTAAGAAGAAAGCTAATGGCCGTCTAAACGAACACACTATTATTCTCAAAGTACTTGAACATCGACCATGACAGATATTACTCCTGAAACAATCATTCCTATCCTAACTAAAGCAGATCTAATTTCTCAGGCTGAGGCATTAGTTCGTACTGAAAGTATGGGTTATGCTGAAGCAATCATTCACGTGTGTGATATGAAAGGTATTGACCCTGAGGACATCGCTAAGCTTGTTGGCGGAAGTCTTAAAGAAAAGCTTAAAGCTGAAGCACAACGAAACAACCTATTACCAAAACCAAATAGCCTGTTCGGTCTATGATTAGTGTTTCAGATGAAACAACTATAACCCCATTTGACGCTTGGAGTATATACACTGCGCTGTCATTGCATTTCCGTAAGGACAGCGGCTATGACGCATTTCGTTTTAACTTTAAAGGTCCGCGCTGCAAGCGTGAAACATTTATGGCGTATCGGCAGCGCTATGCATTTGAGAAAATAGCACGTGCATATCCGAATAAGAACTCTACAATCGAATACTTCCTTGCAAACCTGCTAGACGGGAATACTTGGATTGGTTCAATGAATGACGATTCTTATGCAGGATGGCAAGGCCGCGTTCAACGAATGGACTATGACTTCCGTTCTGCAATGTCAGACTTGTCTAACAATGCAAGTTCATTTGACTCTATCATCAAGCCGTCTTCACGTGAAGACATGCCGCCGATTTACCAGGCATACACTCGAGGAAAACTTCCAATCGAGACGTTAGTAATCCTCGACACATTGGTGAACTACACGTCGAGTATAAATAAGTTTGTGAGCGACCCGCTAGAGATTGTCTCTGACATTACCTACCGTGTCTCTCGCTACAAGCCCTTCTTAAGATCGAAAATTGATGTTTCGAAGGCAAAACAAAATGTACTAAATTCGTTTACATATGTAAACAAATAGTATATAATAACCATACAACGCAATACAACAACAACAACAATACAAAAACATATGTCGTTTGATAAACTGAAACAAAATCGTGCAGCCGCAATCTCAAAACTCGTGAATGCTGCTGAAAAGACAGGCGGAACTAAAACCTATGGCGATGATCGTCTGTGGGCACCAACCGTCGATAAGACTGGTAACGGGTATGCTATTATCCGTTTCCTCCCTGCTAAGGAAGGTGAAGATCTTCCATGGGTTCGCTATTGGGATCATGGATTCAAGGGACCAACTGGTCGTTGGTACATTGAGAACAGCTTGACCAGCATCGGTCAGACTGACCCAGTTTCTGAACTCAACTCTGTTCTTTGGAACAGCGGTAATGAAAAAGACAAGGAAGTTGCACGCGATCGTAAGCGTCGTCTGCATTACGTTTCTAACATCCTGGTTGTTAGCGATCCTGCTAATCCAGCAAATGAAGGAAAGGTATTTATCTTCAAATATGGTAAGAAGATCTTTGACAAGATCAATGATCTGATGCAACCGCAATTCCAGGACGAGACGCCGGTCAATCCGTTCGACTTCTGGGGTGGCGCAAGCTTCCGCTTGAAGATTCGCAACTTCGAAGGATATCGTAACTATGATAAGAGCGAGTTTGATAAACCAACCGAACTCTTTGGCGGTGACGATGCACGTCTTGAGGAAATCTATGGCCAGCTCCATAGCCTATCCGACTTCGTCGATCCGAAGAGCTACAAGTCCTACACTGAACTCAAGAAGAAGCTCATCGAGGTTCTTGGCGAAGAAGCAGTTAATGGATCAGCCTCAACTGCACATACTGCAGTTGCTGAAGTTAATGTTGGTCGTGCCGTTGAAGCACAAGCAGCACCAGCAGCTGGTAGCTCATATGACGATGTCAATGATGACATTCCATTCACGTCTGACGGCGGTACATCATCCGAAGGAGACGATGATGACATCAGCTACTTTGCTAAGCTTGCACGTGGTTAATACCGCATCTGCTTAGTAAGCATATAACCCCATGGCGCTGCCGGTCAGAATTGGACCAGCGGCGCCATTTAAGTTTTGATTGACGTTGCTGTTCGAGACATTGTGTACGTCTCCTCCACGGCTGACATTGTTGACAACCATCATTCCACCACCTGAATTACCTGGACTATTGATTGCTGATACGGTATCAGCTGGAGATGGAGTTACTGTGCTGAGCCCGTTAGATGCGGCCGCAGCAGGCGAATTGGATGCAATGATTTGAATCGGAGTTTTGAAGTCCTTAAGTTCCTCAATCTTATCCCAAGGGAAGCTACCAAATGAAGCCCAATCAGTATTCAAATCAGATATGTACTTCATTCCTTCGCCCATAGCCTTGATAGACTGACCAATACCAATTAGATTATATCCTTCCTTTGACAGCTTCATCAGCTTTTCAAGCGGACTATCTGCTCCAAATGATAGAAGCTTGCCGATAAAATTACCTAAGCCAGCTGCTGCTTCACCAACACCAAACCCAGCAATTGCTGCTCCTATTGCAGCAATACCTCCGGCGATACCAAATAACATTCCCCCGTCAAGCTTAGAAATTCTTTCACTAAATGAATCGAAGAATTCTCCAATTTTGTTATCATCTCCTATTGCTAATTTCAATAGAGTCAATCCAGCTGATAGAGGTAGCATCGCTGCGCCTGCCAGAGTCATTCCAGGAGCTGCCAGTAATAGGAGCAGCGATGCTTTAGCCAAAGATGCTGCTACACCGGTTAGACCTTCAAATGCTTTCATGTCAACCTTACTTAGAACATTTAGTCCATAAGCCAAAGGTATCAATGCAGCACCAAGTGCAGCAATTGCAAGTACTCCTGCTGCAAACAATGCGGCTTGTGGTCCCATTAACAATGCGCCTAATCCAGCAGCGGCTAACGTTAGGCCAACTAATGCAACAGCAGCTATACCTAAAGATTTCCATGAGACATCTTTTAGAAGGTTAAGACCAAATGCTAATGGAATTAGCGAAGCTCCAAGTAATCCTATAGCCAATGCTCCTTTTGCGATCGTTGCCATTGACTTCCCTAAGAAAGTGCCAAGCAATGCTAGTCCGCCAAGTGCAACTGTCGCCTTACCTAAATCTTCCCACTTAACAGATTCAAATGTACGAAGCGCAATTGCAGTTACTGCCAAAGCTGCACCCATTGCAGCAATTCCTAATGCACTCTTTAGCAATGACCCCTGTATTTTTGATAAACCGTATGTTGCTGCAACAATTCCACCAATCACAAGACCGGCCTTACCTAAATCTTCCCACTTAACTTCTGAGAATGTCTTAAGAGATTTTCCAAGAACAAACAGTCCACCGGCAAATAGGATAAAGCCTCCTCCTACTTTTAGAATAGTGTTACCAAGTTTTGTTAGAGATGATACATCAGCCTTACCAAGTTTAGTAACACCCTTTGAGATATTATCGGCGGATTTTACAAAATTACCAACTGTTGTATTATTGATTGCATCGATGAAATCCGTTAGTGGCTTTCTTATGAAGATTAAAGCCAATCCAAATTTCAGCATTGGACCCGCCTCTACCTTATTGAAATCAGAAAATGCTTCAGCTAATGCAGACAGCTTTTTAACACTGGCATCACTCAATTTACTTAGAGTTTCAACAAAACTTTTTATGCTTCCCCCTAGTAGACGTGATGCTACTCCAGCTTTAATTACTCCGCTAACTCTGATCTTTGCAAATTCAGATATTGCCTTTGATGCTTCTGAGAATGTCTTTAGTTTTTCGAGTGATACATCATTGATATCTGACAATTCCGTAATCAAATTGCGCATGCCCTTTGCATATGCCTTAACTACTTTTGGGAAAACGCCAAAAGTAATTGACTTAACAATATCACTAGCTGAAGGTATGATTGACTGACTGCTATTGCCACCACCAGGCGCCCCTCCTTTGTTTTTTGCCAGAGTGTCAATTCCTTTGACCATGATACCCATTAGTTTGGATATTTCCTCAAGGAAAAGCTCAGACATAATCGATGAGTCCCTTAAAGGAGTCAGCGTATTGCCTACTTCATATGTGACTAGCTCGACAGCTGCAGCAATGTCAGTTTGATTACTGAACATTTGCTGCAGGATGTTGGTCATTTCCTGGGATGTTTCTGGCATATATTAAAGGTGGTTTTGTTTGTTATTTCGTTCTTGGTTTTCTTTCTTAATTTGGTCAGCTAATAACGAAATGTAAATTTCTCTCTCCCATGGTAGCATATCTTCAATTTCTGATATGCTATACTTATGATGATACATAAGTGCAAAGTTAGTCTTGTACAGATTAACCAATGACTCATGGGAGAGACTTATGAGAAAAAAGATCTTATGCCGCTAAGAGACTGTTCATTTTCACATGAACATTTGCTGCATTTGAATTTGATTGTATGTTCAACCTTTGGAAGGTTAGTGATGAATGCCTCAATCTTTTGCATCTGTAAACGCGCTAGAGAATTAACAAAGGTCTCCATATCAGATCGACTGTAACTTGTTTTTGGATAAACTTTGTTTTCATCATAGATGCTATCAATACATGCAATAACAGATTCAGTCATTTGATCAGCAGTTGACATGTCCTTCTTAGATGCAATTTTACTCATGTCCTTGACACTCATCGGTTTCATGTTTACTCCAACAGTATCGGTAAGTTGAACGCGACCATCTGGAGCTGAACCCATAACTTTGATTTCATCAAGATTAATGTCAATCTCGTTTTGAGAATCACATTCTGTACATTTAAGTCCAACCGTTGAAATTTCACCAACACTCTTTGAGCGTAACTTAATGAAAAGGTATTCAAGATCATACGATGTAAGATTATCAACATCGACTTTATTGTATGTACACGCACGAATGACATCTTTAATGGCATTCATAATTTGCCCTTGGTCTTGACTTTCTTGAGCAATAAGCAATACCTTTTCTTCTTTAACTAAGAATGGGCGATATTCGGCGGCTGTACCAGTTGAAGGAATTTCAATGGTGTACTTAGGAGATGCAATAATTGGTAAACTCATAAATCTATATATTCATTAATTTGGAATTGGCTCAACTTGAAAGCGATTAAAGGTTAGAGTGCAACTGAAACGAGATATTGCTGATTCGGCACTGTTGTCTAAGAACAATCCTTTGGACGCAAGTGGATATGCTCCCAGCAGTTTTACTCCATACTTAATGTTGTCATTTTCATCAAGCTGCCAAATGATGATGTCTCTTTTATATGCTTCATCATATTCAGCTAGGTAACTGCTTTGGTTGATAATGATTGCAGACCATGCATCAATGATCTTCTTTGGCATGAAATCGTTTGTTAAGTTAAACACGATTTCGATATCATCTTCATCATAACCAATTGGAACCTTAATTGAATGATTCCAAATTGCATACTCAAACGTATTGATGGCTCGGCCTGGAATACTGATGTTATCAACTAAGAAGTTTAAATCTTTAATTGTGCTTACGTCTAAACCTGGTATGGTCACAGGACCTGCTAGTAGTCCAGTGAAGTCGACTTTGAATCGGTTAGGCCGTGCTAATCCGCCGCGTTTACTAATTACTCCTTTTATGTCGTTGATTGTTGCCATATTATAATGCTAAATTTTTAGAAGTATTCCAAACGCTGCGATTCTTTGCACCAACAAAATCTTCAGTTGGCATGAATAATGCAATCTCCCATTCGGATGGAGGAATCTCTACAGTATGACTTACCACATGTGAGTAGAGGTAGTGTTTAAAGCAAGGAGCAAAAGCTCGTAGCTTACTCACGCGTGATAGCGTACTATATGCTAAACGAAATCGAGTCGACTCGTCCATCTTGTCATTGTTGAGAAACGACTGCAGTTCATCAAAGAAAACTGCGCGTGCACGTGGCGAAAGGTAATGTAGGTTAAGTCCATAGAACCCATTTTCAGCTGGACCCACCATAAGGATTAAAGGAAAGCGGTCATAGTATGGTAATGTATCCTTTCCTTTTGGATCATACAGGAACATAAACATGCGACCAATTAAAGGCTTCTTGCGACGTGTCAATCTATCATCTGTCAATACTCGTTGTGAGCCGACATTTGACATCTTACGTAGTCTCTGAGTAAACCACTTACGAGACTTTTCAGTGTATGGTACTATTCCAGCGCGCTCAGCACGATCTTGGATCTTAGCAAATATAGAAGCCATATCTGCTATTTATATGTGTCATGTCAACAGCTTAATTCCAAGCGACTTGATAGTCTTTTCGGTCCACACCTCGAAGATGCAGTTACGATCCTTTGCATATTCAGTTGCAGCTTCCCACTTTGAGATATTCTTGACGTATGTCATAACCTCCTTTATGTAAGCTGGTGTTTTGCGACTACGTGGGCGAGGTTCTTTTGTTTCCTTTTCAGGTTTGATCTCAATGAAGTAGGTCTGCCCTGTCTTGAATGTAACCTTTAGATCAACAAAGTAACGATGGATTTTGTTATCTGTCTTGCAACGATAAGGTATGATTGTTTCTTCGCTGTTCCACTTTTTGACGTTATCATTCTCGTCTAGCCAACGGAACACTTGTCGTTCCCAAAGCGAGCGATAGGTAACCTTTGTATGATCGCCATCATACTTACCTGGGTTCTTGACTCGATATGTTCCGCGGTACGCCATATAAATAGATTCATAGTATTTATATGGAACTTATCTATTCACCAGTAATTCCGTCGGCTGTGCCAATGAAAGAGTGGGGTGTTCCTGGCAACACGTTATTCTATCCGATTGACATGGGGTCTGATCCTTCGAAGACTCCAGACGCAATAAGCGTCAACCGACCAATCATTATGTTCACGTGCGCATCTCGAGTTGCAAATGGGGACTCACAATACATTGGTTTTCCAATTCCTCAGGGTATTGAGTTTTCGGATGGTGCAAGTTATGATGATGCTGCACTTGGATATGCTGGCGCAGCGACCGCAGCTGTTGTAAAAACTGGCATGGAAGCGAGTGATATTGCGTCTAAAGCAGCTGGAATTATTGGAGATATTGGAGATGGCGGAATTGATTCCCTAAAAAACAAATTTGGAAGTGCTGCAATTGCCGCAATTTCTAACTCTAAGCTTGGAGATAATATCAAATCTGGTGTTGGCATTGCAATGAAGATGACGACAAACAAACACATTGTGACTGAATTTACTGGAGTTTCTACTCGTTCATTTGGTTTCAAATTTAAGCTTGTTGGTTCATCGAAGAAAGAATCTGAAATCATTCGCAACATCGGTACTGCGTTTCGTAATGGGCTATATCCAGAGGCAGACCGCCTAGCGCTGAAATATCCGCCTACATGGACAATTCGCTTTATGATGGGT